GCGCCATGCTGTATTGCCCAGTTCCCGCTGTAGTTCGTGGGAATAGGCGTCCTCTAGCATGGACAATGTGTTTATTGCCTTGCCGGAATAGACTGGCTCAGTTGACGGAACATCAACACCGTTAACACGTGAAAACCGGATCGCTTTCTTAAATCCGAATAAATCGGCAAAGAATTGCTCGTTTTCATGAACGGCTATCGGTGTAGCATTTAACAGTTGGAATGATTCCACTGCCCGTCTAGACAGTTCGCCAATAGCTCTAATTTGAGCTCTAGCGTCATCAATCCGGTTTTGGGCTGATTTAGTGTGCTTAATGACAAAACCGTCGCCACGTGCTCTACTGAGCATAGGCAACTGGTTCGCACAGAACACGCGTTCCATCATTAGCAACATTTTCAGCGCTAATGTACCGTTATGACTGGTGACCAGTGTGATCTTGGTTTTGCCTTGGTCTACACCACCTACTAGCCACGGCGCAAGCTCATTGCATTCCAACTGACACCATAACTGGCGCCCGTTATTGAATTCGCCGTGTTCAATGTAGGTGCAACCGATTTTCTCATAGTCAGCAATAATATCCTCAAATTGAGAATTACTTATTATCTGGTATGAGCTCGGTGCTATATGAAGCACTTCGTCACCTTTAGCACCGCCGGATCGCACGATTGCCTTGTAGCCCTTTACAGGTACAATTGCTTCCGTCAACAGTGCTAGGTCAACTTCTTCCACGTCCCATTGGAACCAACGTTTCACAGTCTCAAGGGGATGCTTAATAACTTCAGCCAGACTGGCGAAGCTATAGATCGGATTCATACGGTTTCCACCGTTTAGATTACTCATGATTTTGAGTTTCCTTTCTTAACTGAATTAAATGGGGGTTGTCTCAGTGGCTAGCATATTCCATCTAGTTCCAGTGAGCGGGCGCCCGGCAAGCTTACACCCAAAAACTTCCTTGCCTAGTTCAGGGGGGCGTCATATTCACATTGTCAAGAATCGCGGGGCTCGGCGTAATTGCCGAGGGGTACCGGAGCCGTCTGAGGTGTAGCCACGGGCGCCTTATAATGAGGGGGGCGACGGCGGAAGCGATTTTCAAAAAGCTGTGTCAGCTGATGCTGATGCACAGCTAACGTGCTCAGTGCCAGAAAGTTCCATTTATTTTCCAGTTAATAAATAAAAGTTTCAATGTGCTCGTCTACATGGGGTCAATAAATACAACGGTTTGCGCGTTTTCAACGGAATTGCGATTTTTCAACTAGAATTAGGGGGGAGGGTAATATAAAATAAAAGAGGCGCACACATAATACCCCAATTTTTTTGTATTCTATTTTTTCCAAATTTTGCCTATATTCCCTTCAACCTCAGCGGGACTATGATTGTAACGAAAAAGCGATATAGGGCGTTAGAAGACGAATTAAGGGGTACTCGTGCGGAGTTAAGTCTCTTAAAGCGTATTCTATTCGACTCCTCCACATATATCATCAATGTCATGCGAGAAAAGCAAAATCGTACTATCGGTTCCGCAAAGGCTTTGGGCTACTGTGAAACAGCCGCACTGGCCAATTTAACATTCCTAGAAAAGGACGACCGAGCGAGTGACCTAAATGGAACGGTCTATGACATTGGGCGAGGCTATCCAGAGGCTTAAAGAGCTAGGCCCCTCTGTAGATGTCGACGCCATACTCTCTATCTTAGACGAAGAGACCCCTTATTCAGAAGACGTATATATGTCCATGCACTCCCTAGCGGAGATTTTGGACATCATCAACGACGAATTAGAGGTTCCCATGCTTTTGGTGCCTCCCGGTGAGGTATATGAAGCATAGGCGAGCCATAGTAATTCCCGACCAGCATTTCCCTATTCACGATGTTCCGGCTGTTAATGTAGTTGTTAGGGCTATTGAGGTTGTCAAGCCTGATATTATGATTAATTTGGGCGATATAGGTGAATGGGAGAGTGTCAGTGCATGGCGATGGAAGGGGAAGAAACTTCCCGACCTAACCTTTCAACTACCTCTTATTGATGAGGAAATAGCTCAAGTCAACGCTGGTCTGGACATTTGGGACGAAGCCAGTGCAAAAGTAGGCTGTAAGACCAAATATATGCTTCAGGGCAATCACGATGCTTGGTTGGATATGTTCGTTGAGAACAAGGTCGGCGACCATCCAGCACTCAAGGGGTATAAGTTTGATAGGGCCTGCAACCTAAAGAAGCGGGGATATAAGTATTATCAGCATAATCGTCCATTAAAGATTGGAAAGCTTAATTTCATACACGGTGCCTATGCTACTGTGTATCATGCGAAGAAACATTTAGAGTCTTACGGTGCCAACATCATATATGCTCACGTGCACGATTGTCAGCGGCATACACTGACTAAGCTCGATGCTGGCACCATTGGCTCTTGGGCCGTAGGAAACTTAAAAGATCACTCTGCCGAGAAGAACAAATGGTTAAGGGGAAGGCTCCATAACTGGCAACACGCCTTTGCTATTGTTGATTGGTATACAAATGGCAATTTTAAGGTTGAGGTTGTTGATATTCAGAACGGGATGACGTATCTTTGGGGTGATTTAATAGATGGCAATGAAAATTAGAATTGGGTCGCTAGTAACAAATAGGAGTTCCTGTATGTTAGGAGTAGTGATCGCTGGCCTGTCCGGAGGGATGTGTGGTATACAATCCACAATGGTACTTGGAGATTCAATCATATAGGACGGGAGTGACAGGCCAAAGTGTTTACCCGCAAGGTAAGAGGTGTTGATTATCACGTTTATGAAAGCAAGAAGGCATTTCGTAAGGATTATCCTAAAACGAAGCTTCTTGATGACTGGCGTGATGGGCATGCGGGTGATTGGGTCGTAACTGATGATGGTCAGGTTACGAAGATCGTTGATCGGGATACAATGTACAATACCGGTCGAAAGGCCAAGAATGAGGTTGTTAAGACACTTCTTGGTATGGCATGGGTTAGACCAGATGGAAAGCTACAGGGTAAGCCCGCTATCAGTATATCAAGCTTTACCAAGCGAGACCCAAAGGAAGCTAGGGAAAAGCGCAATGCCCCAACCCATCAAGAGCGCATCTTTGCTGAGTATGTTTCAGCGGGTGTTTCTCCTGTTCAGGCATACCTTACAGCATTTGCAACGGATAATACACTTTATGCAGATAGGGCATCAAGGATGTTGCTTTCAACTAAAAGGATACAGAAGCTTGTGAGAAAAGAAATAGAAGAAAAAGCAAATGAGCTGGGTATAAGTCATTCATGGATACTTGAACAGTTTAAAGAGGTTATAGAGCAAAAGGGTGTGCGTGACTCTGATAAGCTCAGGGCACTGGAAACGCTTGCCAAGGCTACTGGAATACTTGATACTACCAAGGCAACAGAGACTGTGGCCCTACTCCATCAGGTACGGGACTTTACCCGTGAGGAGCTTGATAGCTGGAAAGAGGTATCACCGGACATGGAGAAATTGCCAGAGGGTGAAGCAAAATGATGAGACCTTTTCATTAATCACATGTCAAGCGTACTTAAAAAGCGAAGAAAGAAGATAAAGAGGCATCGTTGGAAGAAAAGACAAAAAGCAAGCCGACACAAAAAGAAAAAGCGGTAAAGAATGTAAATATTGTTAATGACCTCGCTGAGAAGGATGAGGTCTACAAAGAGGCATATAACGATCTTATCTTCTTTGGTCGTGCATTTCTCCCCCGTGACTTCCTCAATAAAAGCACTAGCCCTGATTTTCACAGGCAGGTCGCTAAAAAACTAATCTCCACCAAGCCCGGTGGTAGATTGTGTAATATCCTACCTCGTGGGTTCGGCAAGAGCATACTTGCAAAAGCGGCCATCATGCACAAAATATGCTTTGGAGAGAAAGATAAGCATCAATTTATAGCATGGGTCGGTGAAGAGCAGGGTCAGGCTATAGATCACCTGAAGTATCTAAAGAATCATCTCGAAGTAAACAAGAAGCTAAAATACTATTTTGGTGATATGGCTGGGGATTCTGCTGGAAAGAGGTGGACAGAAAAAGATATTGTAACTGCTAAGGGAGATCGGATTATAGCCAAGGGTACCAGCCAGAGGCTTAGGGGGCGTACCGAGGTTGATGTTCGATATACTGGTGTTGTTCTTGATGACTTTGAGTCTGAGCTAAATACAAAAACGCCAGAGCGTAGGGCTGAGATTAAGAAGTGGGTGGTATCTACGGTATATCCAGCACTAGAGGAATCTCCGGGGAATGAGGGTTGGATATGGCTCTCTGGAACTATTGTTCACTACGATTCCTTCCTCCAGATGATATATGAAGGATATCAAGAAGCGGAGAAGACCAAGCGTAAATATCCGTGGGATGTGACTTTCAGACGTGCAATGGAAGATGGCAAGCCTATTTGGGAAGACCAGTTCTCTTTTACAAAACTTGAAAGAAAGCGTCAGGAGTTCATTGAGGCCGGATTGGTTAACAAGTTCGCTCAGGAGTATATGAATGATGCTCGTGACATTTCTAACGCGTCCTTCAAGACGGACAAGATTAAGCATCACAGTTTAAAATTTGAACAACATGGAAACTATGGCTATTTGATTGATGGCAATAAGGCTATTCCCATACATACCTATATGGGTGTAGACCTTGCACATACAGCTACAAAGACATCTGACTATCAGGTAATACTGGTTCTGGGTGTAGACTCTAATAAAAACCGCTATGTCTTGGAATACTTCAGGGATCGTATACCTACGTTTGATATGCCCGAGAAGATACTTGCTATGGCGCAAAAATATCGTCCAATGAGGAGGGTAACAATCGAAACGGTAGCGGCTCAGGAGATGGTAAGGGATATGGTAACGAGGATAAGCGCAAAAGATAGGAGGCTTATTCCCGGCATATTCAAGGGTGCAAAGCCGCCTCCCGGCATCAAGAAGGCTGATAGGCTGGAAACAGCGCTAGGGCCAGTGGTCAATAGTGGGAAGCTATATATCCGCAGAGAAATGACTGAGATTGTGGACGAGTTTTTTGAACATCCAGTACCCAAGCATGACGATGTGATGGATGCTCTTTATTATGCAGATTATTACTCTCAGGCCCCGAGGAGTGGAGAAATGGATACATCTGATCTTTCACCAGAAGAATCAGGGCGTGAGTTCAAGTTTACTAAGGCTTATAATTGGTTAACTGGATCACGAATTAATTCTTGACTTTATAGTAGCGGGTTTCTTATATTTACCCCGCTACTGGTTGTTTAACATTTTATTTAACCTTTTTTAGTCTATAGGGTCAAAGTATAAGAAGTGGCTAACGGGAGAGGTTTTAATCTTTTTCAAGTTATAGATCAGGCTGACAGGCTTTCTAGATCACCTGAGCGCATTCCGCAGAATAAGGATATTCAAGCGGCTAATGAGTTCTTTCAGGAGATGTTTGGCTACG